ACACGGTCCATCTTTTGCCGAATACTTCCACCCGCTCCGGCCGCGAACTCCCTACGGAGCTCAATGCCGACCCTCGATCGAGCCTTGCGGCTGTCTCTCGGCCACCTTCTGATCCACCTTGCGCTTGAGGAAAGCAGCTCGAGCTGAAGAGGAAATCAGAGAGAACAGAGCGTAAGAGGCGTGGCGGAGATGGGGGGCGAGACGATCGAAGGTGGAGGAGTCAGGCTCTCCAAGACGAAGAAGAACTTTCTGGACTGGAGTTGCGAATTGGCAGAAGTAGTCGAAGCAGGCCGATTGGTACATCACGAAGCTAGCAGGAAACAGCTGCCAAAGCGAGTCGCCGAGACTGTGGCCGATGGCAAACTCGGAGAGATAAGAGGGGAGCTTTTCGAGATGAGTGTCATCATCGAAAGAGACAGCCAACTTCGCGAAAAGAGCGAGAGGGGAGCGGACGGCGCCTTCGGGGCCCACATAATACCCACAGAAAAGACCGTGGGGGGAGCGCTCTGTCTTGAATTGAAGATGGACGAGGAGGGAGACGGCGGCCCAGAAGGGAGAGGTTGGGGGCTCCGAGTCGAGCAGGGAGTCGTCGCCCGAAATCATGACACCCTGATCTGTCACCTGATACTTCAGGTAAATAATCGCAAGGTTGTAGTCGGAGTTGTCGTCGTAGGTCCCAGGCTCTCCGGTCAGTCGCATGCAGGTTAAGGGCCCGAATTGGGTTTCGATGCTGGTCTTGATGTTGAAGTGCAGGTCGATAAGGTTCTCAGGAATATTGAGACGCTGCATCTTCTTCACCTCAAAAAGGACAGCCTCGCCGTGCTGGGACTGGTCAAAGGAAGTGTAGTCGTTGGTTAGATGGAGAGAGGGAGTGAGGTGAGCTTGGCACCACTGAGACAGCTCGAATGGAGTATGACCGGCGTGGATGTAGAGGTTGTCAGGGCGGTCCAGGTCGTCGAAGTGACGCTGGTATTTCTTGACAGGGCCTAGAGCGAGAATTATGGCGTCATGCATCAGAGCGAGCGTTTGACAAGCTTTCCAAGAGCCGAAGAGTGAGCCTTCGTTCACCTTATGCTGGGTCTTGGCAAAAATGCGGACGACGGAGTAGCGCCAGTCAGGATCAGAGCGGAAGGCATTGGCCATGATGATGGCTTGAGTCTTGGAAGTGAGCTGAGCAAACTCGTTCAGGTTGATGCACTCAGCGAAGAGGACGGGATCGAAGGGAACTCGGCGGTTAGGATTCCTGCGATAAGCCCGACAATGAGCTTCGTAAAGAAGCTGGGCGAGGAGCTGGTCGTTGGAGTTGGGTTTGTAGGGATGACGGGAGGGGCGGAAGCGAAGACGCTTCTTGATTGAGGCAGGGAGCAGGGTAGGATCGTGCTTCGAAGAGTGCCGAGGGGCGAGGAGAGAGAGAGATTGGGGGGCCAAAACGTTGGGGAGATTGAGATAAGGGAACTGGTTCGAGGTTTGGTCCCGGTGGATGATCTCCTTGGAAGCTGGGTCCAGAGCAGGCATGAAATTGGAGGCGAGCGAGCGGAAGTCAATGCCAGGATACACGGGCTCAATAGGGGCCGGGGTGTAAGGATAGGGCAGAGTGGGAGAAGCAGGGGCGAGGGGCAAAGCTGAAGGAGTGTCGAAATGCAGGGGAAGACGAGACTCAGGGAGGAAGTGGGTTGAGATTTGCGGAGCGTTGGTGGAGCCGTCGCCAAGGAGAACTGGAGTCGTAAGAACCACAGAGTCGGAGTTGTCAGGGTCATTGGCGGAGGCGGTGGGGCCGAGAGGGAAACAGGGATGAGCGATCACTCGAGACTGGAAATCGGAGACATCACTCGAGGAGGGGGAGCGCTCAACGCTTGGAAAGGCGGAGGGAGCGGGGAAAGGGCTTGGGACGAAGGAAGCGTGGGTGGTGCCGGCTCTCAACTTCAGACGGCGATGAAGGAGAGGAGCGCGGAGAATAGGCAGCTTCGGGTAGATGTTTGGGAAGAGCCGAGGGAGATCGGCGGTTTGCCTGCTGGTGATTTGATGGAGCATGGGAGAGGCCGCAGGGGCATGGAGAAGACGGGTATCACCGACGAAGAAGATCCCAATCTTGGACCTAGTGAGAGCAACGAGGGTGTGAGAATTGGAGAGAAGCAGGGCATTGCGGTCAAGGTGAATGGAGCAGGGAGTGGAGTAGGTAGAACCCTGAGAAGACGCAACGGTGAGGGCGGAATACCCGCATTGTTGCAGAGTTTTCGAGGTGCTTGAAGAGGCGGTGAGGACAGGATGATCGGTGGAGATCTGATTGGTGAGTTGGAGGAACCCGGGACGAGGATTGGACGAGTGGATTCCAAAGTAAGCGGCGATCTGCTTGGGTATGCGATGCGACCAGAAGCAGTAGTGATCGATGTATGGGAGAAGATAATCTATCTCAGAAGAGAGGCGAGAGTTGGATGAGTCAGGAGAAGAGGAGTGGTACTCACCTTGGAGGGGGTCACCCAAAAGGACAACGGTGGTAAGGGAAGGGTCGGCGGAGATAGCGAGGTCCAGATACCCACGCGGCATTTTGTAAACCTCGTCTATGACGAGAAGGGGGGCGACTTTAGTGAGCGCGGTTTCCCAGGTGGATACGCGCCAATTCTGTTCGGGGGCGAGCTTGAGAAGCTGCTTCCACTCGGATCGAAGCTCTGTAGAGGGCACGGCAACGCGGAAATGCTGACGGAAATCTTTCCGGGAGAGCATGTTGACGAGAGGGAGGGTCTTTCCGCAGCCGGCGAAGCCAGCGAGATGGATGAGGCGGACGGATCTGGGGGGGGAGGTGTCCACAAGCCGGTCCAATTGCTGGATGGTCTCACGGCTTTTTCCAGGCTCGGAAGGGAAAAGGGAAGAAAGTATGCCATCGGTCCCGTTCTTCATGTTGGAGACAAGGTTCTTGGCGCGAGTGGCGTCGACAGAGTGACTGTGGAAGCGCTCGAACGGAAGGTAAGTGTCTCGAAAGCGGAAGCTGAGAACGGCTGACTCAAACGAGTGGGGAGCGGCGCCGACGAGAGGAGGGGAGGGCGAAGGGGCCGGGGGACGAGGAGAGAAAGAGAAGTGAGAAGGGTTGGAGCTGTGGAGAAGGTGGAAATGGAGGGGAGCGAGCTCCATACCAAGTTCTGACACGCCAGACTCGGAGTGAAGAGTGACTCGGAAATTGTGAAGCGAAGCGAGGGCGGTCAGATGATCAGTGGAGAGCCCCTGGGAGTGGACGAGAGGATCAGACAGGAAGGAGTCGGGCAGCACGTTGCCAAGATCTTCCCAAAGAGCAGTGGCCTGGCGGTTGAGGGCGGCCCCTACGGCGTGGAGCAGACAGGCGGTGTTGGTTGGGAAAGGAGGAGGAGAGCTGGACCAGGTGGCGCGACGCCGGGTGAGGAAAGAACCGCAGTGGTTGAGAAAAGCTCCTGGGTGAAGAGAGGAGAAAGGCACGATTCTGCCGGTGGCTGTGGGGTCCAAGGCGAGGGGGGAGGAGTTCTCGGGCTCCAAGGGAAGCTGGGGAAGCGAAAGACCAGACAGAGAGCCGTCTACAGGCAGAGTCAAGCTGGAGGGGTCAGGACTTGGAGAAACGAGAGCGAACACAGGGTTGGCGACAGGATTTGGGGTGGCAGTTGAGGGCGAGGGAGTGGGATCTGAGGGCGGTGAAGGAGCAGGAGGAGGGGCCGCTGGATCCGAAAGTTCAAGGACAGGAGGAGAGGCCGGAAGTGAGCCAAAGGTCAAAGGGAACCCGGAAGGGACGGGATCTTGAGAAGCAGAGGGGCCGGAGGGAAGCAAGAGAGCCTGGGAGGAAACAGAAGCGAGATCAGAAGGAAGAGAGGGGGCCGACACGGTGCCGAAAACCTGGAGGGCGCTAAGGGCGCGGTTGATTTCGGATCGATCATGCTGGGGAAGAGGGCCGGGGTTCGGAGGAGCAGGGGGAGCGGGAGGTGGCGCTGAGGCTGAGGATTGGCTGGGAGGCTGAGAAGAGGGGGGCGAGCTGTCAGCAGAAGGGAAGGCAGGCGGAAGTTGAGGAGCCTCTGGGGAGGAAGAGGGACCGGGGGAGGGAGCGATGGAAGGGATGAACGGTTTGGATGCTGAGATTAGAAGGGGCGAGCGGGGTATATTGAGCTGGTAACGAGGGGGGTGGAAGTAACGGACGTACTTATCATGTTGTGCTTGAGGGGAGTCGGGCCCGTGAAACCAGCGATAAGCTAAATAAAAGAGAGGGAGGGAGGCGGCGAGGAGACAGGCAGGAGTGAGCCAGCGAGAAGGCTTGCGAGGAATCAGAAGGACGTCAGGAACAAAGAACTGCAAGAGAGGGGGAACCGCGAAACCGCAGAAGGTGGGGTTGTGGCGACGGAATCCGAGTCGTGGCAAGAGGGCAAAAGGCTGCCGGGGGATGAGCAAGTCGAGATTGAGAGGCAAAGGGGAGGAGGAGAGGAGTTTGCGGAGCCAACGCATGGCGAAACGCTCGGGAATTGGGCGCAGCCAGCAGAAATGGGTGAGACAATGCGTCTGCAGGAAACCCAACGGAAGGCGGAGGCTGGCGAGAGCGAACGCTAGGGGTGGCGCCACGAGTTGGGTGTAGCGGAAAGCGTGGGTGCGGAGATGGTACAGAAGACGTGAGAGGGGGGAGTGCAGAAGGAGGTAGGAGTGCGAAGGGCGAGCGGGAGCAGTAAGAAGAGCGAACTGCTGCAGATTGTCCCAAGCAGCAGAATGCACCCAAGAAAATTCGGGCTTGGAGGATTGCGTGCGAACAAAGCCAGCGGGGTCTGTGATACGAAGGGTGCGAACAGCGCGAACGTAGGTGAAAAGGGCATGATACACGGAAGAAGGAACGAGGCGGTGGTCGATGGATTGGTTGAGCTCAGTAGGAGGTGGCAAGAGAATGCAGTCTGGGGTTTCGAAACTAAGGTGGTCAAAATCGGGAGATACGGGAGGGGATCCTCGTTGGATCAAGATATGATGCTGAGGGCCAAAAGATTCAAGGACAGTAATTGTTAGAGTGAGACTAGGGTGGATGATCTTGGTGGTGGTGAGCCAAACAGAGGCTGAAGCGGGTTGGTGGTAGGAGTGTGAGCGATTTTGCTCCAAATGGTAGTGCAACACACCGTGCGAAATGTTATACTGATATATGTTCGGATAAAAAGAGAAAGAGTTGGAATAGAGAGATTCGGGAGGGACTACTAAAGACGCAAAAAATTTTTCTAGAGAGGGGCGAACTAGGAAAAGGTCTAGGATTTGAGCAGGCTCAAAATACATTAAAGCATCGTGCATGAAACAGGTGGAGGTGGTGGGCAAATCTAAGGATATTGTGGGATACCTAGTTGTGTCGGCGGCGGTCAGGCGATAATTAAAGAGGCTAGTAAAATTTGGGTTAGACTGTTGGAGTTTCTGGAACTTGGAGGGTTTCATGAAAAGAATGGAGCTAGGGGAAGTAGCTAGGGGTTTCCAGATGTTATTCAGAAGGTTAATCTCTAGAGTTTTATGGATAGGGTGGGGGTGAGGCTTAGAGCCAAAACCGGAGACGGAGATGCCGCAATTTAAGAAGAAAGGAAGAGCGGATTGAGGAATCTGGTAAGGAAATCTAGTAAGGGACGTGCGGAAAGGAGTGATGTTGGTGTCAAGAATTGGGGAGGAGATTGTGTCTCGGTGCAAAGTGGACGAAAGAGTGTCAAAAATGGAACGGAAAGCCATCTTCCCAAATATGGGGGTTTTCTACTTCGCAATGAGTAGAGTCTCAGCAAACACGGCTTCAGGTGTAGGCAGAGATTGACGAAACAAAAGGTTTCAGAATTCGCCTCGCGGCTCACCTTCCGAATCCGCCCGATTTCCTCTCGCTCCCCGCAGCCGGTTCTATTTCTAGGGTTGGCTATGGATCAACGTTCCTGGTCCGCTACGTTTCCGGAGGCTTGCTGTTC